AGAATATTTTCTGGCCTCTATTGCCATTTGTTTGTTTATGGATTCCAGAGCCAAACGGGAGGCTTCCTGTCTTATTGCATCATATTCCGGTGGATTTTCCATTGTACCACCTTGAAATTGATCCTGTTTAGCGGCAAGAGTAAGTAGGGTATTTATATCATCTTCTTCACCACGGGTAATTGTGGATTCCTGCGGTAAGGATTTATCGGCTTCCAAATTTGCCGCAGGTTCAACTTTTTCCACCTCCCCTTGTAATGCCTTACCCTCTGCATCAACTTTCAATGACGGTACAGTTTCTCCAGTCAAACCACCTTTTTTTTCCAGTAATCCAGCCACCGGCTGTTTAGTTTTCGCCTCTGCTGCAAATTCAGCAGTTGTTTTCTCATAAGGTGCCATCCGGAACCAATCTTTCAAGCTCTTTACCCACGGTTTATCGGCTATGGTTACAATGCGTTCCACCGGCAGTTCAAGGTCAATACCATTTTTCAACGCACTCACATAATCTTCCCGGGATAGCTTCATGTCTTTAAGTATGGTTGATTCAGTTGGGGAAATAACATCTTCTCTGCCTAATCCATGAAACTCCCTTATTTTTTCCGGACTGATATATATGGTCCGAGGCATATTGTAGGTTTCCACAGTTTCTCGCAAGAAGTTTTCTTTGATTTTCTCCGCACCCCACTTGGCGCCGCCGATGGCTTTCCCTGCCGCCACACCACCGGCAATCAGTTCACCAACATAGAACAAGTCTTTAATAGTCTGTGAACTTTCTTCAGGAGCAAAGGTTTCACCGGCGCCGAATCGGTATTCTTTGTCTTTTAAATTGGAAGCCAGATAATTTATGCCTTCCATAACTGCACCGAATGTACCCACCCCTACGGCAGTTTTAAGGGCAATGGCCGCTTTTGTTGTCCATAAAGGAGCCGCAATTATCGCACCACCCGGAATAGCCAATGCGCCTGTCATTAAAGCGCCTGTTACTTGTTTATTTGTCGGCTGAGTATAAACACCCTGCGCTTCGGCATAATTTCGCATCACACCTTCATCAATGTGTTTCATGGGAATGCCGGTTTCCTGCGCTATCTGAAGTCTTATGCCAGCATCGGCAACATCCTCTTCCTTGGATTTGGTAAAGAAATCCTTGATGTCACCATACACGCCGGAAGTTACTTTATTGCTTTCCAGATAATCGTCTATATCTTGGGTAAACTGCCCGAACCGACCAGGCTTATCAGCAGTTTTAATAACTTGATTGTTGGTAATAGGAACACCAACCATGAATTTAGTTGGTTCTTTAACAGCAGGATTTATCTCTTTGTCCCACTGAACATTGCCAGCGTTTAAAGCATCCGGATTAATTTCTTTGTCCCAAACAATATTTTCAGGCAATTATCGTTTCCTCCGTGGGTTCGGTTTAATTGAAGTGGTACCGTCAGAATACATAATAACAATATCGCCATTTGCATTCGTACCAGTTTTTACTATTTGTTTTCCGGTCGATGGTTCTATTACCGGTTCTTGTACAGTTGATGGTTTGCTCCACGGATTAACCATATTCAATATTTTACTCATCCATGTTTTCGTATATTCATCCCATGCTTCTTTCATGTATTTAGCGGCACGAGGGTCTGTACGGGGGATTTTTTCTCTCTTTAATCTTTCATTAACTTCATTCATTATTTCAATTTTCTTTTCCGCATATTTAGCTCTTGCTTCTTTCGGAGCTTCCTGAATTCTGGCATTAATATATTCTTCACCTTCTTTTAAATTATTTACCTGACCGTACTCTTTTTCATATTCTACAAATTGTTTAACAGCGGTTTCCATGTATCCAGCAGGTTTGCGCAATCCGGCACCCAATACCGCATTTCTTACTTCATTCTGATCTTTATAAATACCCAAAGCAATATTAGTTGAAATGGTTGCCTTGTATTGTTCATCCATTAAATTATCCTGTTTTGCCGCTGATTGTTTTGCACGTTCCCCAGCTTCTAAACTTATTTTAAGAGCCAAAAACTGCTGCGCATCCATGCCACGCGGATTTTTCATTAACTGACTGATATCTTGAATTGTAGAACCAATCTTCCCCGAAGCGGCCTTGGCATACAGATTGTTCATTATCGTGCCCTGTTCAGCTGCCTGCGCATCACCTAGTGACCGATTAATAGCTGAAACCTGTGTTGGAGTAAGTTTATATTTCTCCCTTGCTTCAGCACTGAATAACCATGCACCGGCCTTGCTGTAATCGGTATATCCCTTTGCCGAACCTACAATCAAAGCTTCATTGTAAGCTGCGTTTTCATTTACATCTTTTTCTGCACCTTCCAGTTTACTATGTAATTCATCATATATCCCGGTTGCTTTAAATTCAGGTCCATACTTCGCCAGTATATATTTTGCCGATTCGATATTTTCTGTGGCAATTGCCGACTGAAACGCAGTAGAAGCCATATGGGAAACGGCCTTTGTTTTTACAATCTGAGGAATGTCTTTATTCGGATAAAATGTTTTTAAATCAGTTACAGCTTTATCAATTGCACTATCAACCAGTGCTGGACTATCAACGTACACTGCGGCTTCCTTACCATATTCCATAATTAACTGTTCTTTGGATTGCTGATCATATTTCTGCTGTGCTTCGGCTTGTGTTAATGACGCATGATTTTTATACTGCGAATTGATTTCCATTATTTCCAAATCGGCTTTGGCCGCAATTGCAGGATCAATATCTTTCATGGTTTCTTCAGTAAGTTTTCTTACCGCAAAATCCCATTCCTGATCAGCACCGTAAGGATTGCCACCTTTGGAAAGTGCTTCAGTATATTTTATGTTCATATCTCTGATTTGAGACAGATGATTTAATTTCAATCGTATTAAAGCATCATTGTTTTTCCGTTCCTGCATATTCTGTGCAGCTTGCGTAAATTGACTTCCGACATTTTGTCCCGTAGCCGCTAAATTCTGTGTTGCTCGAATATCAGCAGGTGTTTCAGTAGGCATTAGAACATTGGAAGCACCGGAATTTATGTTTTCTTTACGTTCATATATTGGAATAGGTATAGGCATTTTTTATCCTTTATTTCTGACTATTCATTATCGTAGTAGAAACGCTTCCCAATCCTGTAAGCAACGAAGAACCGGCATTTGAAAATCCAGCACGTTCAGCCTGTCCACCTTGCATACGGTAGATATTTGCTTGAGAAATGGATTGATTTGCTTTGATTTCTCCATTGTAACGGATAGCCAAAGCATCCATTTCCATTTCACCAGCCTGAGCACCCAACACTTCCAATGGTGTTCCTTCACTTAAATCTACTCCTGAAGCGGTATAAGCAACCCGTTGACGCGCACGCATTTTTGCGGCCTGTTCCCTTTGTCTGGTTTCTTCAAATCGTGCGGCATCACGTTCCGACTGTGCCTGAGCATCCATAACTTCGGCATTGTAATCCAAAGCCTCTTTCTGTTTATTAGCCGCATCAATGGCAGATATAGCGCCAACTGCCGTGCTTATTAAACTAACAATCATTCCAATAACTGAAAGAATTCCCATTACACCACCAAAGCCATTATATATGCGTTTTGACCATCTTCAAAATATTTATCCAAAACACCTTCGCAAATAAATCCAAAATTTTCCAAAAATTTACGGTTTATTTCAATATCAGTTCTCACGGTTGCCTGAATACGGCAATATCCATATGTTTCAATCAGAAACTTTATTGCTTCTGCAACTGCTATGTATATTCCCTTTGCCAGTTCCTTAAGCCGTGGAAATTCAACAAGAGGTACTATCCAACCCTCGCCAACTCCATTCCAGAAATCACATATTCCACCAATTCCAATGATTTCATTGTTGTAAAACAAGGTAAATGCCGGACCTCTTCCCATGTTTATTTCCGCCTGATCTAAAAACTGATCAGGTACATGGTTTAATTCCATCGGTACTATCCACATTCCTTCAGGCATTATCCGTCATATCCTTTCAGTTTTATTATTAATCCGTTAATTGAACATGGAATTGGTTTTTCAGATTCAAACAAGGTCAATCCATCTCCATCGTAATCTCCATCAAAACTTACATCCTTGTCTCCGGTAAACATTTTTCCCGTACCATCTTCATCGAATATTATGTCAATCAGATTGTTTTCATCTGGACCATATTTACAGTCCAAAGTATTCTCAAAACGCACTATAAGATTGTCTATACGTTTATCAATTCCTTGCGAAGTTCCGTAAGAACCACCAATATCAGGTTTCATGGGTTGAAGTCTCGCACGAATAGGCAAACCAATATGAATTTTATTAAAATAAGATTCTAAAGTAATTGCGCCACCAACTACCACATCATTCGGTTCAGCACCGCCATCACCACAAATTGCCACTTCGCATCCTTCCAGATGATCAATTCCGGAAACATATTTTGCAACCTGTTCAACGTAACCACCGATATATCCACCAGACAGATAGGAATTGGTATATTTTGAATCATCCAGTTCAATATTATCATCATCTATGACTGTCACATCCCATATTCCATTGGCTTCAGTGCAACCCAAAACACCGAATATATTAATTTCATCACCGGTGGTTAATCCATGAGAAGTAACTTTAACTCTGATACGTCGGTTTTCAATATCCGATTCGTAACATTTTATAATTGTAAGATTTGATTCAAACGCCGTAAATGCCGAACCGTCAATATTCACACCATCTTCATCATGTAAATGAAAATCATTGGTTGCTAATCCGGCCACAACATACACATTATCGTTTATTTCTTCCATTCCCCGGACACCAACAAACCTTACATGGTTACCGTCTGCAAGTATTGTACCGTCAGAACAGGTTACAACGGGAGGATTTGCCACAGTAATTGCGGTAATATTAAGTTTTTCTCCACCATCAAAACTTAATCCACAATCCACAAAGAACCCATCGGCAGGATCGGTTCCAAAATCAATCGGCTTCATATACTCAATAAACCGTTTCTCCTGCCCATCTATCGTACGAATTGTGGAAAACCATACAACATCTTCACCAGTTGCTGAAGGAACTACACATACACTTTCAAACCGACCGGAAGAATTTTTTCCCGTAGTTCGATTCATCCAACCAATAACTTCTTCAAGTCTGTTGTAAATCATTACACAGGCACTACCATTTTCTTTAACACACCAAACGAAAGGTTCCGGAATGACCTGTACCGACATATCAATAATGCCTGATTCAGTAATATGATAGGCTAATCTGGTTAAATCCGGTGTTTGATATTTATCATTGGTATAGGAATAAGCCAACTCACGAATACGACGTCCACCCTTTTGAACAAAAATAACAGCACCACAAGCCAATAGTGCCTGCATATTTGCCGAACCATTGGACTCTTGATATTTGGCATTTATACTATCAAAAGTAAGAGGTTCAGTGGTTGATTTACCACCCATACGCCATTCAGAATCCGTATTGCCGATCATTAGATATTCTTGTGGGACAAGCCACATCACTTTTCCAATAAGTCGTGATAACAATGTAAATATTAGACCACTATCGGCATCCGTACCCACCGTCATATTGTAATAATCACCGGATTTGGATAAAAAAATGGTAAGCGGTTTTTCGTATGTTCCAGCAAACGATAACCGTTCTTCGAAAAATGATATTGCAGCAGGCCAACGGTTCGATGCTTGACCACCAGAAATCCAGGCATTAGTAAAAGTGGAATCCTGAAGATCGAAATTATTAATATCTATGACTGTAACAATCCATGTATTGTTTGCTTCCGTGCAACCAACAACATCCTCAATGGCCACCCGATTTCCTGTGCTAAAATTGTGATCGGATTTCGTGGTAACTCTAATTAATCCAGAACCGTTATCTGCACAATTTGTAATATCATGCACAGTAAAAGGACCAGCCTTAACAATTGTTCCGCCAGAAACATAAGAATTGATAAAAACAGATCCCTGCAAAATTACATTATTTTCATCAACCTTATCACAAATCCAAATACCGTTTGCCTCAACAGTTCCTCCAACATCAGCAACTCTTACCATGTCGCCAGTTTCAAAGGAATGAGCACGAACTTTTATATTAATTTCTCCATCAACATTCGATGTATCTGAAACAAAATATCCAATTTCTTTTATTGCTGTTCCTCCTGTGACATAAGCATTGGCATAAACAGAATTTAGTAAAATAAAACTGGTTGAGTCAGTAACAAAAATTTGCCACCGGCCATTGGCTTCAACCGTACCTTCTACATTGGCTACAGTAATAATTTCATTATCAATAAAACCGTGTTTTGTATTGGTTGTAATTTTAATTAATGTTCCAGAAGCAACCGCATTGGTAATAACAATATATGATTCCGTAGTTTCCTGTTCGCTGGAAACAAAAGATATTGCGGTCAAAGCCCAATCAACATGGGAAGTTCGTTCAAGTTTCCGAGGAGCATGATTTTTACAAGTTATATAAAGTATGTCGGCAGACTGCTGAAATCTCAAATCCCGCAATTCGGTATGTTTGTAAGGAGTAACTATTTCAACCGGTGTGCCAGCAACTTCAATTCGTGCGCCATTGATGTAAAACCGGATATAACAATCTCCAAATTCCAACATATAAGCCTGGTCAGCGGAAAAAACAAATGAACGTAAAATTGTTGTTTTATCATCATTCTTTGCGTAATTACCAAAATATGTCCCCGGCGCTTTAGTAACTCCTCCTTCAACACGGATTAAAAAGTTTTCCAGAATCCGACAACCAGTAAAATACTTGGCAACATCAGTACGTGAATCCATGCGGCGAGACAGTTCACCGGAATTAAAGGAATTTATAATTTGATTCTGTTTTCCCATTAATTATCTATCCTCAACCCAACTATAACCACCTTGTTCATCTGTAGAGGCCGAAGCGCTCTGCATAGCATCGTCACCCTTGTATTTTACAATATCATCTTTACACAGTAACTTAACCGCCTGCATCATTAATCTGTCTTGAATAATCCGGTAAACTATCTTTTCGGTTATTCTTGCTGATATAGCCGAGGCAAGATGACTGTTTATATTGGTCGGATCAGTAATTCTCTTTGCATATTTCAAAGCAATGGAAGTTTCCTGATTGGTAAGTAAGTACCGGCCTTCAATAACATAGGCAGGAGAACCTCCAATCGCTAAAACTTTTAAGCAATAGGGGGAGGAAGGTAAAAGGTATCGGTAATCCCAATCCGTACCTTCCGGAGCGGTAGCATCAACATCTACAGTAACTCTTTCAATTGTATCGCTCCATCCTTTTTCATTTTCCTGTATTATTTCATCAATGGCTTTTTCATAAATAGCGGCGCACAAAATACCATTCGGCTTGTCGGTAAGGGAAGTAATAAGTGCCGCTCCACATCGGACCAGAGCATCATTGCATATATCTACCCATGTATAAGACATCTGAACTCCTTTAAAACAGAGGGCAGGTGGTGAACCCACCCTCTATAACTATATTTACATTACTAATTTATTTCTTTTCTGTATTCCTTTTTTCCGCCTTAATCTGAGCACGATTTGCCGCTATTGCCTTACGATCTGCAATTTCAGTTTCTTTTACCAAATCTTCATTGAACTGGCCAACCGGCACAAAGTGACGCAACTTTCCATTTTTATCCTGCGGCAATTCTTCTTCAGGTTTGCCGACATTCACAATCTGTCCCACCTTATAATTCCTGTGTTTAAATCGACATTCTCTGATACATTGATACCTTGCCATAAAATTTGACCTCCAATCGTTTGTTTGTGGAGGGGAATTTCACCCCTCCCTGTTTATATTGGTTAAATGGTTAACTCTTAGCTATCGCCTTCACCTGACCCAATATCAATCCACGCAGTCAAACTTCCGGCGCTGAAGTTTTCCGTACCAACTGTGTAATACAGGCGCATATAACGCGCATGACGATCGGGAATCTTGATTTCAGGAATATAACCACCCTTAATCAAGGTTGTTGCGCTGATTGCAAGGGCAGCAGTCTGAAGAAGAACATTTGTTCCGCCGAAGTCAGTTGCCGAGTCCTGAAGGGCAATGGTTAAGGTTGCCGTATCACCGGAAGAATCGAATGTTTCTTCAATGATAAACCTGATAATCAACGGAGAACCCTGCCCTAAGTTTGCATCAGCAACACCAAAATCCAATATGGTGTCGGAAGCCGCTGAAGCTGTAATGGACTGGCCATCACTGAACATATTTTTTGAATCCATCATCGTAATCTATTTCCTTTCTTAATTTGTATCTATTTCTTTACCTATTGACCTTAGGTAAGTGCATCCTCCGTGTTAAGAATTGATTCCCACATACGCACTGGAACACCGCGGAAACGGGTCACAGGCATGCCAAACGCATTGTCGCTGGTATAGTTGACATTGGATTTATCCTTTGCCAGAATATCGAACTGTGTTTTCAGCACACGGTTGATGTAAACAACCGTATTGCCACTTCCGCCAGCCGTAGGCATGTAATTCAATGCCTCGATAATCTGGTCATCATCCAGAATGTTTTCTGAACCGGAAGTCTCAATATTGGCAATGCGCTGGACACACCGATCATCAACAACAAACATACCGGCCTGAACCGTAAACTGTGATTCGTAGGCGTAATATGCCGTAGATGACGTGGGAGTAATCCGAACCTTGCCTTTATCTTCCGCAGATATTCCAATATTAGAACCGCGCGGATAGATCATATGACAAGCTTTCGGACCCCATTCGATAATCCACAGGGAGGTAAGGTCAGAACCCGTACCACCGGCACCGAGAACATTAGCATCAGACAAAGAATCGTAACGCTGAGATAATCCATTAAAACTGTTCGGATCATCTGACTTGTCTCCACGGTTAACAGTTTCGGATAAGGTCTGGCCTAACCCTTCAATATGCAATTCATCTTCTTTCCCACGAACTGCTTTTCCATTTGCACCTTCCAAATCCAGAATCATTTCATCAATATCGCTGAAATCTTCCAACCGACCAATCGGTTCTGAATGCTGTCTGGTTGTCGCAACGGAGGAACCTACACCCTGGTTCGCTGATCTCCATGTTCCGGAGGGAAGCGAAACCACTTTGGTTCCAACATGCGTAGTTTTCTGATTTGCTTCGACCCATGCCGCGTCCTGAAGCACCTCATTCTTTTCCGCAAGGACATTCGCAATATCGAGAACATCTTTGTTATTCGTCCTTTTGGCTAACTCGACCATTGTAAACTGAGCGCCTACCACTACTGTTGACATAAAAAGTTAGCTCCTTTCATAAGCTGTAACTTTTGACCTTTTATTTTTTATCCATTGAAGGATAACTGAAAAATCCACCTTCTTTGTCTCCGCTTTCACGTGTACCACTAACGAATGTTGCTTCAGAAATAGCTTCGTTAAGAAACGAAAAAGCTTTGAGTAAAAATGGACTGTTACCAAGTCCTGAATCAATGGCAAACTGTTTAAATCCCGGCACAACCTTTTCCATGTTATCCGCAAACTTTTGAGCGCCAAGAACTTTGAAATCGTATTTATCCGCCCATTCAGTTTTCAATGCGGTTGCGGCAGTTGCAGTAGCTTTATCCTGATCAGCTTTAATCAAATCAGCTATTTCCTGCGCAACGGTCTGACGGATTTTTTCCATGTTTCCACCGCCAAACTTCTTGTCAATTTCACCAAATTCCTTCAATAAAGCCTGCGCCTGATTCTTATCCACGCCAACCTTATGAAACATTTGACGAACAGCACTATCCATTTCCGCATTGTAGTTTGCATCCTTCTTGTCAAAGGGAAGTTCATACTCTTCAGGTTTAGTAGGAACTCCACGGATTTCATTGATTTTTTGGCTGAATGCCGCCTTATCTTCATCCTTGGCGTCAGCACCGGGAATAAATAAAGCATTCTTGGCCTTCCCTTTTAGGTCAACATAAGACCTCGCTAATGTTTTAACTTCTTTCACATCGGCTAAATCCTCATGTTTCTGAAGGTCAGGTTCCAGTGCCGCTTTCCATCCCAAATTACCTTCGTCATTTTCTGACATAATCTTACCTCTTTCCTTTCAGTTAAATTGTTAAATAAATCCTATCTCTATCTTACAATCCCGCTGTATGAACACGATAAGCTACTCTGATTGACAACGTGGTATCTTCACCGGCATTCCCGGCCAATTCACCATCGCCAGTATTGAACAATCTTATATTTTTGTTAACTGCATTTGCCGCAGTAATAACTACTGCCGCAGACGGTTCAACTATTTTTACCATGTCAGCAGTTTGATCAAAAAAGCCCGTTGAATCGATGGAAGCCGTAATATCCGTTCCACCTTCATATTCAATTACCAAATCATCAGAAGATTCGGTCAAAACATTTGTTCCGTAATCCATAATCAGGACAGCACTTACCAATTCGATAAATTTATCAGCACCAGGAGTAGCAACAAGTTCTTTCGGTGTTGCACGCAAAGCCTTAATACAAGCATTATCGCAGGCCACCGTAGTATGATAAATCGTTGTGCTATCATCGTAGGAAACTGAAGCAACCTTTGTTATTGCGCCCGTTGCAGAAATTCCCCAATCAGCCGAAGTGATTGCCACTGTTCCAGTTGCACCAACAGTCATATCATCACCAGCAGTTAGGGTTAAATCGCCATTATCGGCACCACCGGCCACAATTGCGATCCCACTATTACTTGTATTTACTGTAATAGCATTTCCAGCCACGGTTCCGGTTGCATCAATATCAATAGCACCAACAGAAGTATAAGCTGAATCAAGATCAATTCCGCCAGCAGTTGCATGAACTCCGATAGCATCAGCACCTGTACCCGCCGAATTTAAAATTACACTCGAATCATTCGCACCGGTAACAGACAAAGTAAGATCGTCACCTGCACCATCCGAAGCAATTGTAACTGTCATAGCCGCTCCAGCCGTTCCTGTAATATCGGCTACTCCGGTAAACGCACCTGCAGTTGAAACATCCCAAGTGGAAGTATCTATGGCCAATGTATCTGTTCCTCCATCACCAAGAGCAACAGTTCCGGTTAAAGTCGATCCACCCGTACCAGTAAGCAATCCATCCATAGTAATGGCGCCGATTCCAGTCATTGCGCCGGAAGTGGAAATATCCCAATCGGATGAATTAATGGCAACGGTTTCAACTCCGGAACCAATTGCCACGGCTGGGGTGTTTCCATTGGTAAGCAGTATGGAATTCACATAAGCAACACCATCAACATCATATGCCTGTATCGCCATTGTTTCAGCAGTTGTCGTGGAAGATTTAATAGCTTTTCCATTAGCCAGTGAAATATCATCGGTCAAACTTAAAGTAGTAAGTCCGCTTGCCGCACCAGCCGCGGTAATATCCCAAACAGAAGAATTGATTGCTACACCGGCAGTTCCATTTCCAATAGTTGCCGCACCGGTTTCAGTAAATGCGCCGGTAATGGTTGTCGCAC